AGTTCCTGGCATTATATTCCTGCTTTTTCTAGTCTAGCCTCTAATTCAGCTATCTTAGATATTAATAAATCTATGTACTTAACTGACTTGAATCCTATATCATCTGTAACAACAAATTCAGGATTAGTAACTTCTAATTCTTGTGCTATAAGACCAACTCTATAATCTTCAGAAGAATCTTTCATAGTAAAAGATTTCCATTTTGCATCTATAGCTTTTGGTTCAAGGTCTATTACATTATCTTTTAATCTTTCATCAGAAGATAAAATAAAGTTTGTTCCTGTAAATGTACCATTACCAACTACATTATCAGTAAATGTTTTTAATCCTCCTATAGTTTGATTGCCTGATGTTCTAACAACTGTATCATCAACCGCAAGTTCATTACTAAAACCTTGGAAAGAAAGACCTGGGTTAGTGTTTAATAAATCTATAGATACTGTTGCAGCTGCAGTGCCACTGATACTTATACCATTACCTCCAATAACACTTGTTACAGTTCCTGCATTATTTGTCCATCCACTATCATTATTCATAGTAGATAAATCTATATCTGCTGGGGCTATTTTATAAGTTGTTCCTGCAGTATTAGCTATAGAAAACCAATCTGCATTAGCTGAATCAGTTGTAGCTGTTGAACTATTAACATCTAATGTTATTGTACCGGAGTCTGTTATTGTTCCACCTGTAATTCCAGCACCTGTTGCTATAGAAGTTACAGTTCCGCTACCTGCAGCAATAGTTGCCCAAGAATTGTCACCTCTTAAATAAGTAGTTGCACTTGGAGTTCCTGATGCACTAAGATCATAAGTTAGTGTACCTGAAGTTGTAATAGCTGCACTTGAACTACTAATAAATGTTCCGTTAGCAGGACCTACAGATGTTACTGTACCTGTGTTGTCTGTTGCAGTAGTGCTAATAGTTACTGTTGTACCTGTTACTGCAGTAGAGATAAGACCCGCTCCTGTGTAAGTAAACGTTCCTGAACCTGTAATAGCGGTTCCTGTTCCTGTGTCTGCAGCATTTGTAATGCTTGTTACTGTACCTTGAGGAAGAGTTGAAAGATTAATTAAATCTCCTGCACCGTTTATATATTGAGTAATATCTCCTTGTGGAGCTATTGTAATTGCAGCTGCTCCAGTAGGGTCCGTTACTGTTGCAATATATGCACTTCCATTAATTGTTGCATCTACATTTGTTACTGTACCTACATTTCCTCCCGGAATAGTTGCCCAGGTACCATCTTGTCTTAAAAATTGACCTACAGTACCTCCTGTAGTATTTATTGAGAGTTGAGCATCTGTTGTTGAATTTAAAACTGTTGCTTGGAAAGCTGCAATATTTGTTGTTAACGCAACACTTGTTACAGTACCAGATCCTGCTGGGATTGTTGCCCATGTATTATCTCCTCTCAAGTAAGTTGTAGAGCTTGGAGTTCCTGTTGCTGATAGATCAACAGTACCCATGTCAACGTCACCAGTTGCTGTAGCATGTGTAGTGGCTGTTATAAAAGTACCATTTGCATTTGAAAAAGATTGTACTGCTCTACTCCATTGGTTATCTCCTCTTAAAAAAACACTTGAGCTTGGGGTACCTGTAGCACTTAAATCATAAGTTAAATCACCTGAAACAGTAATATCTGGACTAGAACTTGATATGAATGTTCCATCTAAAGCTCCCACACGGGTAACAGTACCTGATCCTGCAGTAGCGTCAACCCATAAAGTTTCTGTTCCTGTAGAAGACAGTACTTGTCCTGCTGTTCCTGCTATACCACTACTATCTATAAGATATGTGGATATTCTTAAACCACCATTAATAGCTACAATATTATCATTAAAAAATGCATCAAAAGTTTGTGTTATAATAGAATTTTCTAATGTTTTAGTAAGACAAAATCCAGATGGACTTGTATAAACAGGAATAATTCCTGTTGCACCTGATCCAACAGCCGTTTTTGTTAATCCTTCTGTAACAGTACATACAAAATCTTGAGATTTTATAGCAAAAGGTTCCATTTTAGGACCATAAGCCGGATTTAAAGTACTTTTAACTTTTTTACCAAACTCAAAGTAATCATACTGTAAGTCAAGAGTTTCTTTAACTTTTTTTCTTTTCAGTAGGTTTAATACCTCTTGTATAAATATGCTCATAACTTATATGTATAATGCAGCTATAGTAACTGATGTAGGACTGTTAAATGCATCAATTTCATAAGGTCCTAAAAAACCTTCTGCACCTGCTGGTAAAACAAGCTTTGCATTTTCTTTAGTTAGTTCACCTAATAATGGATCTTTTACAGTTGTTACTACCGGAATAACAGTTGCAGTTACAGATACACCACTTCCATTTTTAACATGAAAGTATTGTATTCCTGTATTTACTAATGTATCTCCTGCTGCATCTGCTGCAGAATACACTGGTATTAAACCAGATTGACTTATTTGTTGTGCCGTTAATAGTGCCATGTTATTTATTTACAATTACAATATCCGTTTTTAAATGCTGCTGATTGTACAGGTTCTAAAGCTCGTGTTGTAATTTGTTTAGCTTGAAAACCTTGTGCAGCTAACCTTTCTCTAGTTGCTGTAGCAGTAGCATTTTTTTTAGCTTGAATTCTTGCAGGTATACTTGTTGGATTATAATATCCATTAGCTACCTTTCCGTCTCCCATAGGGAATGATATCTTTTTACCCATAATTAATATGTTTTTTTTGATTTCTTTTGACCACCCATTTTCATTTGTCCCATCATTGGATCTAATACACTACCACCGTTCATAAAACCCATAAGACCTCCGCCTTTAGCCATCGCTCTCATTCCTGCTTTAGCTGGAGTTATATCTCCATCTCCTGCACCCATAGTAAATCCACCCATGTTGTAACCTTTCATTTTTGCTTTCATAATATTTGTTTTAAAATTAATTTTTATCTACCACCTTTTGGTTTATAATTTTCATTTGCTATTACTCTTCTTCTTTGTTTTGATAAATTAGGAGTTTTTGTCATATTTTTTTGTACAAAACCATCTGTTACACTTGTTATTTTTTTTGCAATTCTTTTAGCTGCTTTTGCAGCTGCTTTTGCAGCCGCTGCAGCTAAAGAAGTAATTACTCCATCACTATTATCTAAAACACTACCTCCATCTTTAAATGCATTAAGTCCACCAGCTTTAGCATAACCATGCATCCGTTTTTTATTTGGTGTCATTTTGTTCATACCTTTTATTTTTTATTATTTTTTACTTTTTCAATAGAACGGCCACCAAAGTATGCTCCTATCACTGTTATTAATACTATTTGTAATAAGTCAGTCCATTTGTCTTCTACTTTAAAAGTTATAACTCCTGCATCTATAAATACTAATAGAACTGTTGATACAACTAAAAATATTAAAACCAAAGGTCTTACATTTTTGCTGAGCCATGAATCTGAATTCATGTCTGAAGCCCACCTTGAAGTTATTTGTTCTTCCATTTCAACTTCATGCTTTGCAACCAACTCTTTAATTTTATGAGCAGCTTCTAGTTTTTCTTCTTTAGATGTAATAAGATCGTCTAAGACACCACCTATTCCTTCAACTAATTTAGTTGCTCCGCTTGAAAATAATTTTGTTATAAAGTTAGGCATATTTTTTATGGATAAATTTTTATTTCTAATGTTGCATTTAACATTATAGCATCACCGCTAACAGGAGTACCACTACCAAGACCATAACTAACAAGCTGAATAGGACCAGTAAACTTAGCCATTATAAGAGAAGGACCACTTTTACAGTTATTGCTTATACTAAGTGCCACTTTAGCTGGATCTGATAAAGCAGGAGTAATTACACCATTATATCTTCCAAAACTTTGATAAGTCCACGTAATAGTTATTCCTGCAGAATTCTCTAAAACAGGACCAGTTGGTGGGTCTTGAGAACTTTGAGATAATACTTGCACATATGATGTATATGAAACCGCTGTTGAAGCAATTGTTATTTCATCTGCAGTTTCTGTAATTGCAATATTAGAACCTGCTATTAATGTTTTAAAGTTTAACGTTTCACCTACTTTGTTTTTCCATACCCCTATACCTGTACCTACATTTGCTGCAGTATTAGGTTCACCAGTTGTACTAATCTCTACATAGTCATTATCAGCTGAATTAGCTAAAGTTAAATTAGTGCTTAATGATCTAAGCGTTCTGTAATAAACTGTACATTTTTCAGTGTCAGGATCAATATATGTTTTTTGATATACAGTTCCTGAATTAGAAGCAGGTGTTTCTGGAGTGTTTGCATGATCGCAATGATCAGCAGCAATATTAAGATCTTTAACTTTAATTAATCTAACACTTTTATAAGGTATAGGAGAAGCAACACCTGTCATATCAGGTTCTTGATTAAGACCTAATACCAATACATCATTAGGTAAAGCTTCTTTTACAAACTTATTTCTTTTAAATAAACTTAATATGTCAGTTAAAATGTTCATTATTTTTTCTTCTTTTTTGGTTTTCCACTATAAGTGTTATGTGTGCCTCCTCCTAATTTATATTCTTGCATGCTTTCACCACCTGTTTCATAGTCTCTTGCTAATCTTTTAGCATCACCACCTTTGTTCATTTTTTCAATAATAGAAGACATCATTATATCATCTAACTCTCCGCCAGATCTCATTAACAGTTTGCTTTTTTGTCTTGTTAGTTTTTGCTTTGGTAAGCAGCTTCTTTTATTTTTCATTTTATTTTAATTTATACATCAAGTGTTAAGGTAACAAAAAATAAATACACTTTAAATGTTGTATAATTATACTTTTTAGTAGCATGAATTAGTTCCCAACCTAATGCAAATCTATCATGCGGCCAATGAAATGCTATTTCTAATTCCCAATTTGTCATTATAATTTGCTTTTAGTTTTTTTACATAATCCTTTACGGCAAGACTTAAAACAAACTTTACCTTTTGTTATCCATCTTATAAATAAACATAAATTTCTCATGATTTTTATTTTTTACACTATATTTTAATAATCAAATTACAATCTTACTTTAAATAAATCTTATATTTGTTACTTTCTATATTATGTGTTTACATATATAATATACAAAAATTTTAATTAAACATCAAATAATCATAGTATGAATAAACTTAACCCAATTCTTTTTAAACACAAATTTGCAATGGAACTATTGCCTTCTGAAACTTTACTTGGCATTAAATCAGTTAATTGTGAAGTTTTATGTGATGATGATATTTATCGTGAAGTAAAAGGTGTAGAAATTGGCATTGTCTTTATTAAATTTTCTTATGTTAATATTATCTTTTAAATCTATAAATTAAAATATTTTTTATAACTTATATATAATACAAAGCTGCATCTTTCTTTATAGAAATGCAGCTTTTTAATCCTAATTAAACTTTTATGAAAATCAAAGACATTTTTAAACCAAGAGTAAACATTTTACCTTATGAATACCCACAACTTCTAGCATATAAAGATGCTATTAGACACTCCTATTGGATTGACACTGAGTTTAATTTTACAGAAGATGTACAAGATTTTAAAGTAACTATTACGCCAGCTGAGCGGGATGTTATTAAAAAAACTATGCTTGCTATTGCACAAATAGAAGTAAATGTAAAAACGTTTTGGGCTGATATGTATAAACGTATGCCTATTACTGAAATTGGTGATGTAGGAATGACGTTTGCTGAATCAGAAGTAAGACACAAAGATGCCTATGCTAGACTACTTAGAATACTCGGTCTTGAAAAAGAATTTCAAAGTGTTGTAGATGTTCCGGCAATTGCAGGTAGACTTAAATACTTAAAAAAATACCTGGATGGTACACGTTCTAAAGACAATAAAATGTATACTAAATCTGTATTGTTATTTTCTTTATTTATAGAGCACGTAAGTTTGTTTAGTCAGTTTTTAATTATGATGAGCTTTAACAAAGAAAAGAATGTTTTTAAAGGTATATCTAATGTTGTAGAAGCAACATCAAAAGAAGAAGAGATCCATGGTAACTTTGGAGCTGAGATCATCAACATCATCAAGAAAGAAAATCCTGAGTGGTTTGATGAGGAGTTTGAAGAATTAATCTACTCTGCTTGTAAAAAAGCTTATGTTGCAGAATGTGATATATTAGAATGGATTTTTAGCAACGGAGAGTTGGAGTTTTTATCTAAAAAAACAATTAAAAACTTTATAAAAAACAGATTTAATAACTCACTAGAAAAAATAGGGATGAAATCAATATTTGAGGTTAATGCAGAACTATTAAAATCTACTGAATGGTTTGATATAGAAATACTAGGAACTAAAGAAGGAGACTTCTTTTACAAAAAAAGTGTAGATTATAATAAAAAAAGTAAAAGCATCACAGTTGATGATTTATTTTAAAAACCAAAATAATGGAATACAATAAATACTATTGGCTTAATGAAGATAGCCGTACATTTTTATCAAGAGGATATATAACAGAATCCCCTGAACAAAGAATCAAAGACATTTCTATTAAAGCAGAAAAGTATTTGAATATAAAAGGTTTTGCAGAAAAGTTTGAAAACTATATGAGTAAAGGGTATTACTCTTTATCAACACCTGTATGGATTAATTTTGGAAAAGCAAAAGGATTACCCATCAGTTGTTACGGATCTAATATAGATGACAACTTAGACAGTATATTAAATGCTGGCCGTGAAATTGGGATGATGTCTAAATATGGAGGTGGAACTTCCGCCTACTTAGGAAACATTAGAGAAAGAGGTGCTCCTATTTCTACAGGTGGATTTGCAGATGGTCCCGTTCACTATGCTAGACTTTATGATACTACAGTTGATGTATGCAAACAATCAGAAGCTAGAAGAGGCGCATGTGCAGTCTATCTACCGGTTGAGCATGCGGATATTTTAGAATTTTTAGACATTGGTACAGAAGGTAATCTTATACAGAATTTGCAGTATGGTGTTACAGTTACTGATCAATGGATGCAAGAAATGAAAGATGGGGACAAAAGCAAACGTAAAGTATGGGCCAAGATTATTCAAAATAGAAGTGAGTTTGGATTCCCTTACATTATGTTTAAAGACAACTCCAATAATAACTCTCCATATAAAGAATTAGGTATGGACATTACAGCTTCAAATCTATGTTCTGAAATACAATTACCTACAGACAGTTATAATTCTTTTGTTTGTTGCTTGGGATCTATTAACTTGTTACACTGGGATGAGATTAAAGAAACAGATGCTATTCAAACATATGTATATTTTCTTAATGCTGTAATGGATGAATTTGTTATTAAGTCTGAAACAATGCCTGGTATGAAAAGAGCTTATAATTTTGCAAAAAATCATAGAGCTATTGGTTTGGGTGTTATGGGCTATCATTCTTTATTTCAATCAAAACTTATTGAGTTTGACTCACTGCAAGCTAAAGGTTTAAACAGTGAAATATTTAGGACGCTTAAAGATAGAAGTAAAATTGCATCTAGAAAGTTATATGCAGAGCATGGGTATGTTTCTATTAGAGACGGTTATGCTAATACAACTTTGATGGCAATTGCCCCAACTAAATCTAGTTCGTTCATTCACGGTGCTGTAAGCATGGGAATAGAGCCTATTAAATCTAATTACTTTATTAAAGACCTTGCTAAGTCTAAAACAGTCTACAAAAATCCTTTGTTAGAGGCTGAATTAGAAAAACATGGTTTAAATAATGATAAAACATGGAAGTCAATTCTTAAAAAAGATGGAAGTGTACAACATTTAGATTTTCCTAATAAAGAAGTGTTTAAATCTTTTGTTGAGATATCTCCTAAAGAGATTGTTCTTCAAGCGGCACAGAGACAGAAATACATTGATCAGTCTCAGTCATTAAACTTAATGATTGATCCTTCTGTTTCAGCTAAAGATATAAATAAACTTTATATGTATGCCTGGGAAGAAGGTGTAAAGACTTTATACTATCAGTTTAGTAAGAGTAGTGCTCAAGATTTTGCACGTAATATATTAGAATGCTCTAGTTGTGAAGGATAGTTTACTTTCTTAATCCTTTATGATTGTCAATTCTATCTAGGATTTTATTAAGCTCATCTGTTTTTATCAGCCCTGCCATAGAAGCATTCTTTAAAGCACTTATAATTTGAAGTACCATAAAAGGAACTACAATTACCTCGGATAGCCAACCTGTACCTGCAAAACCTTTTTCTATCATAAGAATAACGGTCAGGATGGCTAACCATGTAAATGTATTCTTTGTTATTCTTAAAGCTTTATATGTTTTAAACCCTTCTCTTTTACAGCCAGCCCATACTCCAAAAATACCATCTAACCATAATATTGAACAAACCGCCAAGTATTGCTCCATGTTTTCCATTGATAAATCAAAAAAGTACGTACATAAGTACGTGCAAAATGCTGTTATGCTCACTAATAAAAGTTTAGTTGTCATTTGTCTTTGTATCCTATATAATAATATACGTTATTTAAATGAAAACTCCCAGGTTTTACTGAGAGTTTTATTAAATTATTTACCAGCCATAAAAGTTTGCTCTTTTATTAAATTTTGCCATTTTTGAATACTATATAAAATTGGCAATGCATCACTCCAAGCTTTATTTACTTTTAATTTTCCTTTATTAGGTTTGTTTTGATAAACATAATCTTTATCAGCATAAAATTCATCTTTGCTATAGTAAATATATCCTGCTGGTGTCCAGATAGATAAACTTAAAGCTTCACCTAATTCACCCAATGTTCTAGTTGTTGCAATTGGAGACTTAGCCATTTGATAAATTTGAGTCCATGAGTCTGTAGAAAGCGGCATAAATAAAACTAATTCTTTATAAAGTCTGTCACCTTGATATCTTGTTAAATGTTTTAATCTTTTTTCAGTGTCACTGTCATCATCATCTCCTGATAAAACGCTATCCATAAGAGTATTTATTAAACTTACAGTTAAAATAATACTTATTTCACCCATTGTTCTATAAACCCCAAAAAGTTTATTTGCTCCTCTTTGTTCAGCAAACCCACCACCTTCATCTGTAGTTATTTTTTTAAATCCTGCACCATACTTTCTTATGTCTCTGTTACCTGCCCAAATTTGTTGTTTAACATAAGCTGCAAATTGCCAAGCAGATTTATATCTACCTTCCATCCAGCCTAAATTCTCATCAAAATATTCAGATTGAAATCTTGATCTAATTGCCGGTGCTACCCATTTATGAAATTGAGCAGCCAAGTTACCTAATACAGTACTTTGAATTACCATTCTATCTTCAGCAGCATAGTTACCATGAATTTGTTTATTTACTTCACGTATTTTATTTCTAAAAGCATATCTCCACTTATCACTGTACTCTTCTCTTGTTCCATCTCTATTAACAACTGTTGTAAAACCTTCAGCTAATTCTAAATTATGAGATTTATTTTTAAAAGTAAACGCATCATACAAAGACATTGTTTCATTTGTTGTTTCATTTATTATATTAGTATCCATTAACATTGCAATACCAACTTTAGTCTGTACATTGTATTCTGCTGCGTCTTGAAGTACATAACCCCAAGCTTTAAATCTTTCCCATAATCCTTTTTGATCATTTTTTCTAGATGTTTCACGTATATCTGTTGAATCATCCATCATTCTAAATAAATCTACAAAAGCCTCATATTTGTTATTAGCTTTATCTGGATCATAATCTGATTTACTAACACCTAATAAACCCAATGTTGCAATATCTGTTATATCTGCTAAACCACTTCCGGTTCTTTGTATAATTGCGGGTAAAGCTATAGTGTTATACGCTTTACTTGCTCTAAAATAATTCTTTTTAGAAAAAAATCTACTTCCAAGCATTTCTATATTATTGTTAATTCTACCCATAAGGTAGTTATTAAAGTTACCAAAAGGATTAAATGCCACATATGCTAAAGATGATGCAGATATTAATGAGTTTGCAATTTTTTCAGCAGCACCTTGACTAATTAACTCATTATCATAATAAACCATTGATAAGTACTTACGTGCTCTTTTTAATGTATTAGAATCACCAGAACTTTCTTTAGTAAAACCAACTTTTTTAAGCAAACCTGCTGAAGTACGTCCAAATAAATTTGTTTTTTTATCTGAAGGTCTAAACTCTTTATTTTCTATAACTCTTACAATTGCAGATAAGGTATCTTCTATTTGACCCATTACTTCATAGTGTTCAGCCATAGCACTAAACTTAATTAAACTTGATCCTAAATCGGAACTAATTTCTCCTACTGAAGGCTGAACTCTTAATTTTGCAATTCTACCTTCTATGATGGCTTTTTTTCCTCTATATTTTTCAGGAGACATAGTCCCTTTTTTGTATTCATTATTTAATATTGTAAGTTCAGCTTCAGCAGCCTCCAAAGCCCCTTCAACTCTAGGGTTTCCTGTAAAATATACAGGCATAGAGTTCATAAAGTTTCCATTCTCATCAAGTAATACAGTTTTTTCTGTAGCTGTTTCAACAGTTAAATTTTTTACTGATCTAACCGTATTAGCATACATTTTAGTAAACACATTAGATTTATTTTTTAAATCATCTAATAAGTTATCTCTAACAACAGGTACTTTTCCTAACATTTGTTCTCTAGTCCTATCATCTAGCATTTCTAACAGTTCTTTTTCATAATATTTTACAAATATTTCATAGAATTCTCTTTGTGCAATTGACAAAGCATCTGTTTTACTTGGATCAAATATAGCTTTATATTTTTCACTACGCATATCTTGTCCTTGTGATCCATCTTCATTAACTGTAAACGTATTTATAACTCTATATTTTGGTTTAGGAAATCTACCTTTTTCTTGTTTTTGCACTACCCCTGTTGGTTCCCCACCTGCATATTTTGCTTTATTATATCTTGTAAAATCAAAATGTTTCATTTCCCATGCATCATACACAGCATCTTTTATTCCACCTTTTCTACTCCAATATCCAAAAGTATCTTTATTTATCCACTCTTCATACTTTCTTCTTTCTTGTAAAAACTCATCTGTATAACTATGATATTCACCGTCTATTCTATTTCCGTTTTCATCTGATCTTTCAGCGCTCCAAAATTTAGAACTTTTTTGTTTTTTTAATGCTAAATTAATATTATAATCTATATCTTCTTGTGATGCAGTAAATAAATCTGTTACATCTCTGTATTGATATCTAAAACCATTAATGTCATATTGCTCTTGGTGTAATTCAAATTGTTTATCAGTATATAAGCTACCAATTTCTTTTACATATGCACCTGTTCTGTTACCTTCTGAATCAAATACATGCATGAAATCATATATTTGATTTTTACTACCTCCATCTAATTTTAATAATTTATTTGCTATAGTACTAACTACATTTTCTCTATAACTAATCCTATCTAAAAGAATTTGTTTTTGTTCTTTATATATTTTATCAATTACCGCAAGTAATGTACTTGTTGATGTAGCTAAATCTCTAGTTTGCAGTTGTGGTAAACTGATATCATTACCTATTGTAAGCTCATCTATTAAGTCTTGTTCTGTAAATCCACTTCCTTCAACACCAAATTTTTTGTTAGATCTACTTCTAACAACTTCTTTTACATAACTAAATATAGCATTGTTTACTAAACCTTCTCTTCCAGATCTTAATCTTTTTGAACCAACAAGTTTATTTAATTCTAATTCTAATTTTAATACTAATGTTTTTTGTGTTGCATTTAAATCTTTAGAATCGTTTATAGCATATAAACTATCATATGTAGATAAAAACCTATTAAAATTTAAAACATAACTAATAAATTCACGTTTAGTAACATTATCTGGATCTGTTATATAAGCTGTAAACTCTCTTATATCTTTTAATGCATCACTTAATAATGCAGAATACACTCTTGATTGTTCATTAGGACCTCTGTTCATCCCCTGGTTAATGTAAAGTAAAGTTCTAGCAATTTTATCTTGTTTTTCTTGCTTAGTTTTACTACTGAATACTTTACTTGTATTTAAAGTTCCTTTTTGAGATTCTGATAAAGCCAATGAATAAGATTCTAAGGCTCCAAATATTGTATTTAATGCAGGTTGTTCTTTGGCATCCACAGTTTTTGGAACCTCCCCCATTGCTTCTGTATCTTTATCACCTCTGTATGGTGAGTTTTCCTTATCTTTTAAAGCATCTTCCATTTTCTGCTTATTAAGATTGTCTTTAATAGAAGGAATGAGCATATCTACATATAAACCATTATTACTTGGTTTAGTTTCTGTGTGATCATAACTTCCTTCAAACTTCCAGCTACCTAAATATTTTTGTTCTTTACCTTTTCCTTTTATATCCATTTGAATATGAAATGTAGAAGCAGAAAAATCACCTTCATAAACATCATATCCCATATTTTCAAACATTCTTCTGTAAAGATTTACTTGCAAATTATGCTGTCCATTTGTTGATAGCATTTTTACACCTTTTTGTCTTAGCCTACTATCTGCAGGTAAATCCCAATTTCTTTCTTTATATGTATTAGCTTTTCTAAATCCAGTAATAGTAGGTTTTCTAAATGTATCGTATATAGAATTTTTACTAGTCTTTAAATCTAATATTCTAATTTTACCATCTGAATCTATAATTATTAAATCCGCAGTACCAGCTAATTTTGTTGCTTTATCAAATACAACAACTTGAGATAATGCAATACTATCATGCGGCATCAAACCTCTTATAACCACTTGCATTCTATTATATGCATCTATAGCTTGCTCTTCAGTAAACATTTTCATATCTTTTAGAGCATCACCAACTTTTTCTTTAGATACAATTGCATCTACAATCCTATCTAAATCATTACCTAAATTTAAATTTAATTCAACTGATTCTAGTTTTTTTATATCTGCTTGTTTTTCTTCTGCAATTTTCTTGTCCCATTTTTTTATAGCATCTTTACGTGCTTGCCCTTTAAGGTTTTGTATAGCTTCTTCTTTAGCTATTATTGCTTCTCCTTCTTTATTAGTAAGTTGACCTTTTATTGCTGTAGTTGCAGACAAATACGCTTCTCCGTTAAGTAAATCCATATATGTATGTGATTCTTCATCAAATATCATTAATGTATCTGAACCATTAGGATTTGCAACACCTGCAGATAATGTATCTATAGGTTTACCTGTAGCATGTTTACCAACGTGCATAAGTTTATCTACTATTTCAATCTGTATTCCATTAGCTCCGTCTTTAGCTGCATCAATAACTCTTTGTTTTTCTGGAGTATATGAATATTTTACCCTTAAACCTTCACGTAAGTTTAATTTAAAATCAATATCCTTTGTGTTTAATAATTTAGCTATATCACTAAAATTTGTGTTAGGGTTAATTTTGTAAAGAGGTATTGTCCCTCCAGTAATAAGCATATGATAGTCGCTTATTATTGACTTAAACCATTCTAAAGCTTGCATAATTAAATCTACAAGAGTTCTTGTAGGTTTAGTTTCATATTCTTTTTTAAAATATCTAGCTAAAGTTTGAGTAACTAATTCTAAATTTCTATCATTATCATTAAACCTTAACTTATCACTGTATGCAGCATTAATTTCTACATTTAATTCAGGAAAATTAAGTTTAGCTTCTGCTAGTAATTTATTATACAATTCTACATTATCTAATTTTATAGCATCTATAAATGGATGTAATATTTCTTCTATAGCAATTTCATTTGTAACTCTGCCTTTAACTAATATGACTTTGCCATTATGATAAAATGAATTTACATTTTTAAAATCTTTAAGTCTTTTAATTGGGGTTATTTCTTTATGTATAGCCTCTGCTTCTTTAAGAGATTTTATTTCTATAACTAACTGAGGAAATAATTTGCTTAAATGATCAATGACTGATATAGCTCTGGTATCATCCCAACCTCTTGTTTTAGGTAACATATCTTGAGGTCTTAAAATAGAAGAATTAATAGATACTTTATAAGTAAGATTGTCTCTACCTCTTTCTATATTTACTACATTGCTGGGTATGTTATTAATTTTTAAATATCCTTGGATTAAATTTGCATGATATTTAACTGCAGCTTGATTACCTTCCCATTGCCCTTTAAAAGTTCTTTTGATTAATAAAGTATCACCATAAGTAACAATAAGACCTTTATCTTTTAAGTTTTTTAAAACGCTTGTTCCAAAATCTTTTTGCTTTAAAGAATATGCAGTCTTAGCTTTTTTATTATATTCTGCAGCTTCAGTAACTGTAGGAATTGCATCACTACTTTTAGTTTTTTGCCAGCGGTTAATTATATTATTTGTTGCTATTTCAGTTTTGTATACTGATTGCAATGCTTTATATTCTGCTGTATTTTTATTAGGACACTTAGCCATAGTTTATTAATATTATAGTATACAATTGTTTATTTCATCTATAAAAACTTCTTCGGCAGTTTTATTATCTGTTGCATCAAATATGTATCCACCATCTTCAAAAGCTTTTATCATTTTACTAATTGGATAAAGCTTTTGTTCACGCAATTTAGCCTTTTTATCTGGAAAAGGTTCTATTTGTGCATCCCAATAATTTTCTATTGCTGCATTAGTACCTAACTCATCTTGTAAATCAGCCATTAATTCTGCTTCTAAATCTGTAGCACCTTCCATAGTTAATTCTAATTCTAACTCTTTAGCATCTTGAAGTGCAAAGTTTGTTTCTGTATTATTATTTACATCAACCTCACTAGTTTGTTCTGATCTAGATTTTATTTCATTAGATTCTACCTTTTCTAAAGCTGCAATTGTTGCTCTTATTTCTATATCTATTTTATCTTGCGTAAGTAAATTTCTATAGTCCATTAGCTTTCCACCAAATTGAGCTACTTGACTTTCTTCAAATGCCCAATAAACTTCTTTATCATTATTGTCTATATGATCTTGTTCGTGTAATACTAAGAATGCATTAATAGCCAAGTTAGAGTTTAATATATTTGCAATCCTGTCAATAGACCAATCCTGCTTTGCCATTTGCTCTAATACTTTTGCTTTTTGTGCAGATGATTCACCGGGAACATTACCCATAAAATAATCAAAAAAGATTTTTTTATTATCACCTTTTAACAAAGGGTTAATTGTTATTTTAGTTCCGTCTGTTTGTGCAAATCTTTTAGAACCATCAGGGTTTTTTAAATTTTTATTTACAGAATACTTAGGCATTTCTAATGACCCAACAGGAGCTTTGATTTTATCTTTTAATTCTGTTGGGGTATTCCCATCTAATAAAACTTTAGTTCCTGTTACACCTACAACAGCGCTAACATCTGCATTTTTTAAAGCTTCTTCTAATTGTTGTTCTAGAATTTCCTGCATTTCAGAATTACTATTGTCATCATCTAAAGTAAAGTTATCTTCTTTGCTAAAATCTTTTCCTGTATTTTTATTATAAACTGTATTCCTTACTTCTTTATAAGTAGGTCTTTCACCAAACATAAAACCAATTCCGTTTTGTTGATTAGAACCATATGTATCTACAATGTTAAAAACAGCTTTTTCGTCATTGCTTAATTCTGAACTACGGATGTATGTTTCATATATTGGTGTTTGCCCTGGAACCGCATATAAATATCTTACATATAATAAATCAATTATTTTTGGATTTTTATTTAACTCTATAGATAAAACATCATCTTTTATTGTTAAACCTTCTGTTTTACTTCCAACTGTGTTTAATAAAGCATTATTTACATGTGATGTTAAATAACCATTTGTAAATTCGTCAGTAAGCTCAGACATAGTTAAACCAAACACTTCTTGCATTCTTGTATCAGACCCATTACGTAAAGCTGTATTAGCAGTTTCTATATGACTTAAGTAACCATTCATGGTAAATGGACTAATTGCATCAATTAAAGTACCATAGGCAAGCTGTAATCCATCTTTAACCATTAGGTAATTAATTATTGATAATGCATCATCCCTCATTTCAACAGAACCATACAGTTTAGCAAATGATGTTTGCAAATCAACCTTTTGTAATTTGTTTAAACTTCTAAAACTATTTGACTCTACAAGATTTAATCCTGTATTATTATTTGGATTATCATATTGATTAATTACAGCAAATGCTTCTAAAAAGAAATTATCTTTTCCCATTTCTGTGTTACGCATTTTTTCTACTAAATCACCTATTGATTCTAAATCAGATTTATAAATAAGATCATTGTTTAATGTTGCAATATTTTGACCTTTCTTTTGAAAAGCTTTAATTGTTATGTATGATAATAAATCTCTAGATATTTTTGATGTAGTTTCTTCAGAATATCCTGAACCTTCTGTGTTTACATTTACTAAAAGATTATCAAGTATACTTTGAAATTGTGGACTTGCCGTTAAGAATGTAGTTGGTAATAATTCATTACGTATTTCATTAAATATTTCTAAGTATTTTGATTGCCAAGTATCTGAATAAAATATACTTGATAAATCCATTATAGCTTTTTTAGGATCAAAAAGTACATCTATTTGATTTGCTTTTTCATTAATTGCAGCCATGTCTCTACCTAAACCCTGTGTTAAATTTGATACAGCTCTCATGTTACCAGTAAAATCTGCTATTGAATTCCCTGATTGGAACATTTTAAGTATGGAAAACTTAACTGTGTTTTCTATATTTTCCGGATCTTTTATTGCATCAATCAACATTTGAGATGTTACAGGTACAGATTTAATTTTATCTCCATTTGGATTTAATTCTTCCAACTGAGCTGCTACTAAAGCTTTAACCCCTGGATCCATTTTATTTTTTTTGTTTAAAGCTTCACTATATATACCTTGAATAACCGGATTGTTTATTAAAAGTAATGATGTACCAATTGGTACACCTAATGCTGTTAAGTTTGCTACTAATCCTAATGCTGATTTATTTAAACCAAGTTTAGCAACTAATCTTTCTTTTGCATTATCTGTAGCCATTGTAATAAGAGAAGATATAATATCTTGTTTTCTTAAGCCAAGAGTACCATCACTTAATTTTTCTCTTAACACACCGAAGTCATTATATATAACTCCATCAATTTTAAATATTGGTGCCTTATCATTTAATTTAATTCCATACTCTGTAAGAAGACTTAAGTATTGGTTTGGTAAAACAATTGCACCAATAGCAGCGCCTTTATTAGCTCTAAAAGCTTTTATCTTACCTAATATATTATCAATATCAATATTATCTTCTCTTGATCTTTCTGTTAATGGAGATGTTTCATTTTCTAATTTTGTTATTTCTTGTAAAACTTTCCATTCATCTTCAAGAATATCTAGTGCAGCAGGTGTATAAGATATAGGTGTTTCACCTGTTTTAGATTCTGTTACACCTCTATTACCCATTAGTGCATACTTATAATCTAAAATTTTATTGTTTAATGCAGCTTCATATGATTCACCTCTTTCTTTTACATAAGTACTATATTGCTCTTTAGATATTGGTAGACCTAACATTTCAAGAGATGTAATTGCATCTTCATAGCTTCTACCTAAATCTTTAATTGCTTTTATTGCAGATGAGTTACTTACTTTTATAGCTTGCTGATCATTATTATAAAGCTTTAATGCATCATTATATATAGAACCACTTTTGTTTACATTTTCTTTTACGTATTCTATATAATCATTATACTGTTCATCTAATGTTTTACCTTTACCATACTCAATAAATTTATTATTTTTTACATACCATTGTTTAATTTGAGCATACACTTTATCAATATCAAAATCCGCTCCTGATATTTCTACAAGTTCTCTTGCAAACATAGCAACTGATCCATAAATAGCTGGTAAAAAATCTACGTATTTAGCATTGACTGTTGAATGATTATCCTGAGAAGGTATACGTATTGCAAACAATTTAGATATAACTTCAGGCATTGGTTCATTACTATTCTCTATTAGATCCATAATAGATTGAAAATGAGCAGGCATTAGCATTTCTGTATATCTCTCTCCTGTTTCATTACCTTTACTATCATATGCTTTAACACCAGATCTTAACCTATCTTGTATTACAACAAAGCCGCCTTTAGGAATCTCAACTTGAGACCATGTTGGTTCAGCAGTTGTGTCTAATCCATTTGACGGTTCTTGTATAGAGGGTTTGTTTTTCATGTTTTTCCAAACATTTTCTCTAATAATTTCTGAACGATCAGGTATACCATTTTCATCAAAACTATATACTTTTCTATAAACACCAACACCAAAATCAGAAACTAAAGCTAAAGAGTGGCCAGGCAATCTTTCTGATAATACACCTTTACTTAAATAAGTAAGAAACAAACCTTCAAATTTATTTATTGTAATAGGGTTATTTAAATCATATTTTTGCTCTCCATTTTCTGTAGCAAAAAACTCTAATAAATTACTACTAGTATCAGATGCTTTTAAACCTTCCTCAGCATATTTTAAAAATGCTGTTAAATTAGGTGTAATCTTATTAGTTTTTCTAGATATGTTTAATTCATCCATTAAACCAATTGTTCCATCTTGTTTTTTAAATGTATAAACTAAATTTCTTTTATTTTTAAATTTAAATTCTACTCTTCTTCCAGTAGCTTTATTGTATTCTTTTCTTATTTGACCAACAGTTAATCCTAATGCTTCTACAAACACATCATCTGATTGTTCGGATGTAATAATGTTTTTAATTTGTGTAGGATCTATAATTTCTTTTTTGTTAGAAGGCATTTCTACTTGCAATCCTAAATTTTTAGCACTTAAGTCTGTTGCTTTATTTGTAAACCTATCAGAGTTTCCTAACTCACTTAAATCTGTAACATCTTGCTTAAGCATTTTAAATGCACTCATTGGTGCTGCTATAGCTATTGAATTATTTTCTTGCTCTTCTGCTTCTAGTTTTACTCTTAAATTATGAAGTTTAATCATATTAGGTTTTGGAACCCATATTGGTGGTTTTGTTGGATCAGTTTCTATATTGTCTGATGTAAGTTGTGGAAGTAAAACAAAAGCAGACATTTTTATAAAAGTTCTACCATCAGCATAAACCAACTTACGTGAGTTTACCATTGATCCGTTGTTTGCATATCCGTTACTACCAAATATTTCTTCAGAAGTAATTTTTTTTCTTGACTTAAGCTCTGCAGGATTTTGATATTTTAATGGATCAATAAATACTTGACCATCGTTTTCAATCTCATCTAATAATGCAGCTTGCAATGGAGTAAGTTTACCAAATCCAAATTCACTATATCTAAAACCTTTTGTAGTATAATAGAGTTGTGCATCTGCTTCTTCAATATCTTTGTTTTCGCCTAAAGAAGATTTACCAATTGGTTCATCTAATACAAAACTACTTATTTTTTCATTTGTATGATTAATACCTAACTCTGGCGCTACAATAGCACTATAAGCACTTACTGTAGCTGCGTTTTGTGCTTTAGCTCTTTTAATAGCATCAACACCATTTTTTAATGTTACTGCTTGATCACCTAATAATACTTCATTTAATGATTTTGTATTAACCCAATCATTAAAAAATATTTGTTTTAAATTATGATCTGCGTTATCAATTAAGTTTAATAATTCTGCCGCCTCAGCAAAATTATTTGCAACATCTAAACCATTTTTTATACTGTTGCTAAGTTCTTCTGATATATTTAAATTTACCAACTCTTGTTTAAATTGATCAAACTGACTTTCTAATAAACTATTAAGATCTAATTTAAGATCAGTTCTAGTCATATTAATTTCATCAAGAGCTTGGTTTAAAGTAACATTACCTCTATTTGCAATTTCTTCTAATTGTGTTTTAACTGTATCAATTAATAGTGTTGCTGAGTTATGAAGTTTAAATGCTCTAGCTGGTAGGGCATTTCCTTTTTCATCTGTACCTTCTATATTATATCCTATTACACTTCTGGCTGTTCTTCTTCCTTCTGTGTTTCTTTCCCTTACTATACGGTCAAATTCTGTTTCAATAGAATCTACAAATATATTTAATGTAGCATCTGTTATATTAGTTACACCATTTTTAGTTTCCACTGCGCGTAATACAGGCATGTATGACATATCTCCTGTATTAGATGATTCTAATACTCTAAGTAAAGAAGGAGCAAGAGCAACCTTAACTTCTTCATTAAATTGATTTATGTATTCAACAAAAGAATCTAACCTTCCAGATTTAGTATTTACTAAAGCAGTGTAAGAGTTTACTAATGTTAATGCAAATTCTTGTGGTGTAAAATTACCATACGTTTCTCTTTTAATTAAACTTGAAATTGATGCGTTTATTTCTTCTTCTGATTGGTTTAATTGTCCCACTGCAGTTCCAGCAAACCTTAATATTTTTTGTCTATTTTCAGAACTTAATTTAATAAATGCTTCATTATTTAAAAGATAGTTTTTTTCTAAATACGGATTTTCAGTTTTTAATCTATTTAATTCTTCTACATCATTTAATCTTTCTATAGCTTTTAAATGGAATGTTGGTTTTTGATGTGCATAAACCAGCTTGCCTTCAGCATTTCTAAATACTGATACACCAACTGTTTCATCAAATGGTGCATTTTTTTGAGCTATTTTTCTTAACCTAGAAATTAAACCAAACTTACCATCACTATATATATCACTACCTCTTTGAATTGCTAAAAACATTTCTGTAACAGATTCTTTTAGTAAAGGAGATTCTGTTTTATTAGAACTAAGTAAAGCTCTTTGTTTAACAGTTAAAACAGTATCAGGTTTACCAAAAAGTATACTATATGAAATAAATTGTCTACTTAATTTAATGCCTACCAAATCTGAAAAATCTTTTTGAAATTCTGCAGATACTTCAGCTAAACTTTTATTTGTAATTTTTTTATTTGATCCCAACATACTTTGCATATAGTCTAAGAAATCAACCGTTTTTTCTTTAACAGCTGCATTAGACTTGAGTACTTTTTCTACTTGTGTCCATGCTTGTGACCAACTATCAATCTGAGAATTTATATCATCTCTTTGTGCAGCTGAATACATTAATATGTTACCAGCATTATCACGTTGAGTAAATAAATAATCAACCTTAAAGTTTTCAAATGCTTTTGTAAAAGCTTGAAACAACTGAGGGTTTTTTATTACAAGTGGTAAAGGTGTGTTTTCCAATAAAGATTGTTCACTAACACCTATTGAATTAAGCAACTTAGTAACTACAGCGCCAGTTTCTAAATTTTCTTGCCCAAAAAAGTACATGTTTTGTAACATTATTCTTGGGTTATCTATATTTTTTACAGATTTAAGCAGACCATTGTATACATCTATATAATCTACAGGTACTATTATTGGCTCTCCTGCTGTTAATTCAGCGTTTCCAAAGTAATCTGTTGCTTGTTTTGTTGTAGTTGCTATATAAGATCTAATCATTTTTGGAGTTGATTGGATACCACCTATCATAGATGCATCTTTACCCCATTCATCTATCCCTCTTAAACCAATAGAATCTTCCATTGTTTCTTGACTATATTCTTCCTCTGTTGCTTGGTTATCTATTACATTTAAAAAACTATAAACTTGATTTTTAATTGTATCTGGAAATTCATCAAGCGCAATACTTACTTGATCTAATAATTCTATTTCTCTTTCAGGTCTATTAGCATATTGCGGACTTGCAGAATTATATAAAACATAAAAATCATCCATAACATCATTAAGGATATCAGATTTTTTTATATTTGGATCTGAATTTTTAGAAGCTCTAGTTAAATACATTCCAGCTATACTTCTAATTAAAGGTGCTGCAACATCGTTATCTACATATAGAAACCCTTGTCTAATAACTTGTTTTGTATTTCCATTAGGTTCTGTTATTGTTGTTTCTTCTTCTACTTCTTCATATGGCATTAAAGCATTAGCTTCTAATGTTATACCGGCTTGATTTGTAAATTGATTAAAAGCTATAGTAGAAGAGTTGTATTTCCCTGCATCTATATTTTCAAATAAAGTATTTAAATCATTTTTACTATAAGATTTAAAAACAGACTCTATCCATTCTAAAATTCTAGTAAACAATGATTTAACTTCTGAAGATGTTTTAGCGCTTTTTGGACTTGTTTTAAATATTTCAAATTGATCTGCTAAATATTCCTCATAGTATTCTTGTTCTAATCTAGCATCACTCATATCAGAATATGTGTTAGCCGATCTTCTAAACATTTCTAACTCTTGCTTTAGACTTTTACCCTCTAATCTTAATTTTGCTTTAACTTCTTTTTTAGCAATACCTAAATATTTATTTATTTCTGCATCAGTTAATAACATTCTAAACACACCATGAAAAGCTTCATGATATCTAAAAGGTGAGTTTGCACCTGTGTATAGTGTACCATTAACTGTTTTACCTCCAGCAATATCATTTAAATTTAAAACAAATGCACCTACTCTTTCTCCACCTGCTTTTAAATTGTCTCCTAGTGTAGCAATGTCTTCTATACTTATAAAGTCAGGTAAATTTTTATTAGCCCATGCTAAAAAAGTATTAATATCTTCTACATCAGTTATAGACATAGGTGCCATTACTTTATTAGCAGTACTCATTATTTCAGCTTTTTTAGCTAACAATGATTGGTATTCTTTACTTTCTCTAAGAGCTTTAGATTGTTCTTTTCTAGTTTTTCCTTTTTGTAATTCTGCTTTAAGTAATTTTATTTCAGCTTTTATATCAGCTAAAGGAGAGTTAATTACTTTAGTGGCTTGATTTACTGTTTCCACACCACCCTCTAAAACAACTAATGTTGCTATTGTAGAACTTAAAACTTCTTGAATTATTAACTCTCTAGGGGTTAACGCACTTGTGTTTCCGTCTCTTACTATTTTATTAACTATATGATCAAGTTGTTCTTTAGGTAATGTTGAAAATTTAAGCTCTGCCATAGCTTCAAATTCTACATCACTTAAATCTAATATACTATCATCAGCATTTTCTGCTGTAATTATATCTTCAGATTTTGTACTAGCTGTAGTTAATTCAGGCCCTACAGGTATTGCATTTCCTTCTGCATCTGAAAAAGGTTCTGTTTGTACAAATACAGCAGAAGTATTTTGTGATAAATTTTCAGCAGCTTGTGTGATGCTAGGATCTGCAAACAACTGCATTCTTGAAGGACTAGTAACAGACTTTATTACGTTTGTTGATGTTAAAGATAATAGTTGTGCTATAGACGCGTCTCTAGGAAATGATTGAGTAAACTGACTTGGTTTTAAAGAAATTTTTTGATTTTCAAGAACTTGATCTTCATTAAATTTATCCAGCAACATTTGAATTTTTTCTGTGTTTTCCAGTTTTGTATCTACGATTGTTTTTTTATCTAACCTAATTGTTTGTAGTTTTTTTCCATTTAACTTTACTTGTAATTCTATTTTACCCCAAGGACTTATTTGTAAAGAAATGTTTACACCTTTATTATTTTTAATAAATAGTTGTTGATTAGATGTATTTTCTGAGCTCCATTTACGTAAGTCTTGTAATTCTTTAGATCCTACAGGAAGACGTGTGTCTTTTCCTGCAGGTAGTTGAGCAATAACAGCTTGAGCTTGAGATATAGTTTTTACCATTAGCTCATTAAAATCTAAAGGTGTAGCTGATAAATTTACATAGTTATATGTGCCATTAGGTAGTAAAACAACAGCTATATATGCATCTGAACCATTCTGCAAATCATCGTATATACCTTGTTTTGTTAAAGCTTCTTTTATTTTTTTAGTTAATGCAATCCTTTCTTTACCTTCTAAATTAGTAACAGCTGTAATAGTTCTTGGTTGACCTTCTAATCCGCTTTCAAGTTTATATATTAAATAATTCCCAGCTTCATCAACACGGTTATAATCTAAATCATTTAAACTTCTTAAAGAACTATTGTCATAATTTGTTACACCTAATTGTAGATTTAAAGAAATATCATTAGAAAAACTACTTAATAACACTTTTAAGACATCTGATGTAACAGGTAAACCTAACTTTTGTCTTTGGTCAGTTGTTAAGCCTGCTGTCTTTTTTGGATTATTTATTTCATTACCACTTCTCTCTGTTTTTTCAATAACCTCACCATCTTCTAACCTATCTCTTAGTAATTGTTCTGCAGTTATTCCATCTCTAATAAGAATATCATTATCTGCAAGTTTAACAGATGTCGTAGAAACACTATTTCCGTCTTCATCAAAATTTTCAACGTCCGCTTTTCTAAGTGAACCATCTAATAAAGTTTTTACTGTTATTACAGTTTTAGCACCAAATTCATCAGTTATAGTAAACGTTTCTTCCTTTAAAACAACATCACTATCTTGAAACCTTTTTGTAGTTGGTATAATATTTTTATTAATTGCAGCATTAATTTCATTTGTTAAAACTTGATTGATGGCAAAATTATGCTTTATTATTGCTAAAGCTTGCTCAGGTGTTAATTGATCTTTTAAGTATTCAGGTAACCTAATTAAATTATTAGCTTGATCTAAAGTAAAATTACTAGGGTTTATACTATTACCATCTACTTCAAATTTAAAATTTTGCACGCCAATAAAAGCAAAAATACCATCAGGATCATTACTTTTATTTATTCCTGCAATTTCTAATGCTAAGTTTATTTTGTTTTGAACTTTAGCATTACCTGCTACTAAACCAATGTTATATTTTGATTGTACTTGTTGAATATACTTATTAGGTTGTGATCCAGGATATGCATATAAACCATTTGATTTACCAGCATTAGGGTTTAATGAAATAATTAATTGAAGTTCTTTAATTTCTTCTTGAGTTAATGCAGATATAATTGTTTTATATCTATCTTGAGCTTGCTGATATGTTTCAATTGAATCATCATTTTGACCCTTATCATTTTTATTTCTATATGGATAAGGTAAAACTGGTTCAGATATATCTAATCTAGATACATCATCCGCAAGAATTTCCATATCTATCTTTTCTAAATTATAAAACCCTTTAAATTGACCTGGCTTTACATATACTAAAAATTCTTTTTTGTCTTTAAATGATAAATCACTTTTATTATTTGGTATTAAAGTTAAATCCCTACCTGATAAAATTTTATTTGGTTTACTTAAAATCTTGTATTCAATAAGATTACCGTCTTTGTCTTTTTTATATACAAGACCTCCTGTATTTAATACTTCACCATCAAATAAAAACTCTCCGGCATTACCAAAATCTTCTTCTAACTTGTTTAATACTTTTATAGCAGAATCTGAATCAGTAAAAAGACCCATGGTTTCTCCGTATTGTTCTAGTATTTCTAACGGTACTTCTTCTTTTGTTTTTGAATCTATAATAGTGTAAGTTTCTACTCCATCAGAAACTCCTTCAGGGTATGTAACTTCTCTTATTATAGAATAGTTTATACCAGGTTGAAATACATTTTTAGTATTACTACCTTGAAAACTTTCACCTTCTGCTTCCATTGCAGATGTTTGACCCGTTATATCAGATAAAGGTATTTCTAATTTTTTTAATACATCAGCTACTAAATTATTTTGTAAACCTTCATCAGATAATAACCAACTAATAAACCTGTTATCATCTAGCTTTTGCTCTTCAGTAAGTGAATTGTTAGGGTTTATTGTTAAATCATTTGCAATCCATATGCTTCTTAATGCATTAAAAGCATTTCTAAAATTTTTAGCAGAAGCAGTATTAACCCATTCTGCATAAGCCAATGTTTTTTTATTAAGTTGTTGAGCTTGATATTTTTTATATAAATCTAAAAGTAAAGATTTATATTTTTTAGAACTAGACGGTGTAATATCTTCAGTAATGCCAAGCTCTTCTAATGCAGCATTAACCTCATCTCTGTTAGCTTTTTCTAGTTCAGCTTCTGCTTTAGTTATATTTTCTTGTTGTGTTTTTTCTGCTTCTTTTTTTGTAGTTTCATTATATACTTCTAGTAAACCTTGCAGTTCTGCATATAAAAGCGGGTTAACCCTTTCTGTTATTTGACCATTAGAATTATAAAATTCATTTAAAAAAAGAGTAGATCCAGTAGCTAAAAATGCTTTAGCATTCTCAGGAGGAATAACAACATCTCCACTATTTAAGTTTGCTATTTGATTTAATAATTCATTTTTTTTATTAACTTCAGCATACTCTTCAATAACCTTTTTAAAGTCATCTGCCATAGTTTCAAAAGCATTAGTAAATACTTGGTTTTGTCTTTCAACAATTTCATTAAAACGTTCCGGGTTACTTAAATATTCTATAGTTTTATCATATACTTTAGCTCTTCCTTTTAGAGCTTTATAATCCACCATCTTTTTTAAAGTTTCTTTTATTGCTTCTTTATTAGCAAATGTACCATTGCTGTTTGCCAAATACTTTACATATTTTTCAAACTCAGGAAGTAATTTGTTAGATACTTTTGATTTATTAAATGAACCATCTTTATTTAAATTTTTAGGATCATTTAATATAACACTTAAAGCTTCAAGTCTTTCTTTTTTATCTGTTTTATCTTTTACAAGTTTTTTATTTGCTACTGTATCATTGGTTAATACAGACAATTCTGCTTGTAAATTTCCTATTTCTTCATCTATACTATCATTATCTAATAAAACAGTAATGTCACTAGCTGCCATTTTTTCAAATAAAGGATCAGAAGCTAAAGTTTCAAATATACTATTTGATCGTTCTAAGGCTCTATTAAAACCATCTTTAGTAAACATATACAAATAATTTGCATGTGCCCAAGACGCTTCTTTAATTGCCTCCTGCTGATACTCTCTTGTTCCTTTTTTAAATGCTTCTTTGTTATAAGGATTAGGAAAGTCATCTTTTCTGTCATTGTAATCATTTTCAGTTTTTTGTATCTGATTAATCATACTTTGAAAACGTTCTCTTGCTTTTCCGCTTTTAACTTCTTTTTCACTTGCAAATTCAGCATCTATCAATTCTTCATCACTAAGCTTTGCATAATCTCTTAATTGATTCTCAAAAATTTGAGCGCCTCCCGTGCTTAAAACAGTATATATTTGTTGAAACTTTGCAAAATCTTTTGCATCTATAAAACCAAACTGATCATTTTTATATGCAGACTCTGTCATTTCACCTGCAACTTGTTTTTGAATTAAAAAATTTAGTTTAGCAGGATCCCATAATTGTGACGGATCTTCTGCTTGCATATTCCATGCTTTATTATATGATGTAACAACAGCTTTAACCCATTCTTCTTGAGCTTCATTTTGTTGTGCATAGGCAGCTTTTGCTTCTGCACTTCCATATTTACCTTTAGCGGCTCTATATACAGATGGTATACCTTGAAAAAATAATTTCTGTGGTCCAGACACAACTCCACCCATTAAGAAACCTGACATAAATACATCAAATCCTTGTGCACTAAACTGTTCACTTACCGCAGAGTTTACAGATTCTTTATATAAATCATAACCCCCTGCCATAGGATCTGCAAAAACATTTCTGTAATAATCATTAGCTCCAGCTGATATAGCTTCTTGACCTATTTCTTGAAACCCTTCTGCTAAGTTTGCAGAAAAATATCTTAAACTTGCTCCTGCTAATTTTTTAGTATTACCTTTTATACCTGCAGAACTAACTCTATTAAGTAATCCTTTAAAACCTGTACCTGCATCTTCAAATACATCTAATAATTTTTTACCATCTTTACCAACACCCTTACCTTTTTGGATAATTCTTCTACCTATACCAGTAACTTTATTGTTTGCCATTCTAGCAAATGACTTACTAAAACCTCCAAATGCATTTCCTAATACTAATTGATTACTTAAAAAAATTAAAGGTGCGTTTGCCATTAAGGTAGCCATAGATGCTCTACTAGCATTTTCTTCTATACCTGCCATTTGCTCAGATGTTATTTCTCTACCAAAGTTTTCTTGAGACTGCATTGCAAGGTTTTCACTAATTCTTTGATTATAAACCATACCAGCTTCAAGACTTGATTCAGCTAAAGCAAAATTTACTGATCTAAGATCTTTATAAAATCCTCCAAATGTTTTACTCATCTTGGCTAGATTGCCTATATTTTGAGCACCATTTTTAGTAGTCTTAAAAGATCTTATTGCTGCAACTGTTTCAGGAGCTAATATTTTACCTACAAATTTAGCTCCTGAACTAAACCCATTATACAAATCTTTTGCAGTATCAACATTGTTTGTTGCTCTTAATAAATTTCTAGTAGCTCCTGCCATTCTTGATATACCAAAACTATTTAAAATAGTTTTACCAAGTTTTGCAACATTCATACCTGTTTTAACAGTAGCTAAACCACCTAATGTTCCACCACTTAAAGCAGTGGCACCAGCTAATATAACTTCTTCTAAGGCTATACTTCCTATAATACCAAAAGTATATCCTGAATTTAATAATAAATTATTTGTCCAAGCTAATCCACCACTTCTTGTAGAAGTACCAATTGCCATTGCTTCTTCAAATTCTCCTGCTGATTTTAAATCAGGCCCAAAAGGATCACCAAGGTTTCTATAAGCACTTTTAAACCCGGTACCTATTAAACTTGAAAATTGACCAGACATTCTGGACATATCATCCCATACTGTAGAATTTGCATTATAATATGCTTCATTGTTTGCATAAGGAGAAAACCCTAAATTTTTAAATTCAGGATGTTCATAGTATCTCATAAAATTAGATTGAGCAATACCTGAAACTTGAGGTGCATTAAAACTTACTGAACCTTCTGGAAGACCAGAGTTTTCTATGCTTTGATTGCGGTCAAGTTCAAGCTTTATCATTCTTTGGATTCCACCTGGTTCATCTGGATTAGGTGGATTTTGTTGTAATACAGGATCAAATGTTCCTGTAGCTAATGTTGGTCTTGATTCATTTAAATTTGCTAAAGCAGATATACCATAACTTTCTATAGCTTTAGATCCTTCTTCAAGTTTTTGTAATCCAGACATATCTGCATTATCTATATATGCATCATACTCAGGAGTATTAAATAGTTCTTCAACAGGTGCATAAGATTGCATTATATCAATAGAAGGAGCTGTGCTTTGATTACTTTCAATTGCTTGATCTAAACTTGTTTTGTCAAATTTATTTTCCATTTATGGTAAAAGTTTATTGATTTTATTATTTAACTGTACTATTAAACATTGCTTTATCTTTAAGAAAGGCAGCTAAATTTTTATTTCCTCGCTCAGTTAAAAGTGTTCTTATAGCATTATCTTGTATTTCAAGTATGCTCATTGTTCCACCATATATTGATCCTGATGGATTTATATTTACTTTCTGAGATACATTTCCATCCGGTATGTAATTTCCTCCAACACCATCTTTAGAAGGAATATATGTTTCTAATTCATAATTTAAAACGTAATTATTTGAGTCTAATTTTTGCCAAGAATATTGTCCGCCTTTTACAGCCTTTTCAACTTCTACACTTTGATGCCAATAGCCACCGAAAGAATTTATTGTTGAAGCAATTATAGATACATTACCGGCTTGATTTTTAAGTGATCCTTGACTTATGTCTTCACTTTGCGGAAATACCATTGTAATACCATTTTTTTTAATATCGTTTCTTTGTTGTAAATTTAAACCTGCAAATTGATTGTCACCTCCACCACCTTTAACTTGAGCTGCCATCATTTGTTCATTAGGATAAAAAGTATAAAACGCTGCAGGATAGCCAAGTTTTTCTCCAAGATCTCCATATACAGCGCCATAAACAATTCTACCTCTTGGTGTTGCAGCTGGATTACTTGGTGTACCACTATTAGTTCTATAACTTAAAAAATTTGCATTAAATCCATCATCTACTTGTTTAGCAATAATACCTTCTGTTTGTGCTTCTTCTATATCTGTTATATAAAATATAGGTGATGTACCTTTAGCCTCTAAAGCATTTTTTTGATTTAAAAATGTAGCATATAGAATATCTGTTTTAGGATTATTTACTTCAGCATCTATAAAAGCTTCTTGAACTCCATAATTTGATATTGAAGCTGTTGTATTGTCAAGGTTTTGATAAATACTATTAAATGTTGCCGTTTCTATTTCAGGATTATTTCCTTTTAATGCCTCATTCATAGGTTCATGTAATGTTTCATAAGCTTGTTCAGCTTCTTCCTTAACTTCACTTAAAGATATACCTCTCATTGTGTGAGGCATATCTATAGGTCTATTACCTCTTATTTTTTGTACTGCCGGTATACCAGTATCTTCTGTAGTATATTGTAACCCTGGTCCTTTCTCAACAAAATAAGGTGTTTGACTGTTAAAAACTTCTCTAACAACATCCATATTTTTTCTACCCAAAGTTTGAGTTATTAAATAGTTTTCATCTGGCGTATTACCTGTATAAGAATCTATACCAGTTAAATCAGGATTTTTTAATTGTCCTTGTTTTGCATTTTCTATAGCTCTATCTACATATTCTTCTTTAGTTAACATTATGTTTAGACCATTTTCATCATTTGTCCAAAGATCACCAAAACCAGATTCTATTAATGCTTGAGCGTTTGCTTTATCACTTCCTGTTAATAATTGTTTTATATCATCATATGCATTCTTTTGTATATCTCTAGCTGTTATTTGTGCAAGTTTAGTTGAACGAACTAATTTGTCTGTGTCATTAAACATGTTTTTTAAATTGACATATGAATTTCCATCATTTACAAAAAGTGGATAAAGCTTTGTTGTAGTTTCTTTATCATTTACTAAAGGTAAAAATTCATTATACAATAGGTTTATAGCTTCTACATTTCTATAACCTAAATTTGTTCCATCTTTAGCAGTATCTTGTATAGATAAATAATTTCTAAGTTCTTGTGCTGTCATATTTTCCACCACTTTTTCACCTTCTTTATTTATTACATCTATAGGCATTGTACCTGCATCTTTACCAGCAGTAGAATAAAATGATTGATGATATGCAATAATACTTTCAATTTGTTTTTGTCTATCTTTATTTACTTGTTCAAATGATTGATCTGTACTTACTCTATATATATTCTTTTCATTATCTAAATCAAAAACTACTGCGCCTGCTTCTGTATAATTTTTAGTAGGGCTTCCCATTGCATTTAATATAGGATCATTAATTAAAGTACCATTTAATTCATCTATTTTTAGTTGTCTTTTATTTCTATTTCTAACCTCTTCAAGCATAAGACTGTATTGATACTGTCTTGCATCTTTAGCAGCATCTGTTTCCCTTATTACTGATTTTACATCTCTCATGCTATAAGCTTGAGCAGCTTTTATCATGTCAGTACGCATATTAGTAAATTGCAACATGGAATATGCTTTATTTAAAGTGCTTTCTAAATCGGGTGAATTATGATTTGCTATATCTCTAATCTTAAATTTATTTTTTAAGACTGCACTAACCGCATCAAAATCACTTTGAGCTTGTTGCATTAATTTTTCTTCATCAGATCCAGGAATTACACCGGATGATTGCTTATAACTATCCCAACTTACAGTTGATTGTCTTCTTTCAGCTAACTCTGTAGTACCAGATTCAATTTCTCTATCATTATTAAATTGAATATTATTTATGGTTGCTGTAGCCCATGCTTGTTGACCTTCTTGCACTGTTGAAAAAGCACCTTCTTTCATACCATTTGCAGCAAAATCTCTACTTGTAACATATGCTTGTGTTCTATATGCATTTTGAACTCTTGGTAAATCAGCCAATCTTTCTTGTATAATTGCTAATGCAGGACCTACTATAGCTTCACCATTGGTAGTTGTAATTATTATGTCACCATTTACTGAACCATCTTTGTTTACAGCGTAATGGTCATATTCCATTTTTAATGGAGGATCCATTTCACCAAGCATTTTTTGTGCCATTTTACCTAAATCAGCATCTGGAGTATAAGTATACAATCTTGCATCTAAAGCTTCTTCAGGGCTCATGTCAACAAAATCTTGCATTCTATATTGCAATTCTTTAACTCCGTCTGCCCACCACATATCTTGTTGATCTAAATCAGGTGATCTTTCTAAACGTGCAGCATAAGACATTTGTTTTTTATAATTAGCAGTTTTAACCATATCTTTAACAATTAACTTGTCTTCAAAAAATGGTGCAAAAACAGCTTTAGCTGATTGTGCATTTTGTGCTAATGATAAATCCATACCTGCAATTTTTTCTAAAGAAGGTGCAAGGTTGTTTACATATTGTTCACGTTTATCTGTAGTATCACTTCTCATTAGATCAGCATATACTACTTTATTATAAACGTCATTTGTTGCTTGCCAATTAACATTGTACTTATCTTGTCTTGTATCAAGTACTGCAGACAAAAATTTATAGTCTGGAGTAAATGGTTTAATATCTGGTAAGTATTGTTCTGATCCTGGTACGTATGTTGCCATATTATAAAATTACTAAAATTTATTAAGTTTAAGAGAGTAAATATTAAAACTTTTAAGGTTTAATGTTACTTACCCATCTTACCTGTGTAGAATGGTACTGCCATTCTTTTAATTTCTTTTCCTGATGCTGCACTGGGATAACTACCAAAACCACTTTGACGTGCTTCTTGTTGATAATTAGTTCGATCTCTAGGTGGCATACCACCAACCATTTCTAAATAACCTTTAATTTGTGCATCACTAGCTTCTTTTCCTAATTCTCTATCTAATTCAGCCATGTCATTAAAATATTGTTGTTTTCTAGCTTCTCTATCCGCTACACTCCCTGTTCTTTCTAACCCTCTAGAGTTAGTCATACCAACCATACCTCCGGTTCTAGGATCAACAGCATAGTTATCATAGGTAGTGTTTAAATTAAATGTATTTGCTCTATTAGTTAAAGCTGCATTTTGTAATGCTGCTTGTTGAGCTATTCTCCAATTCTTAAAATTGTCATTTGCTTGTAAAACTTTTTGAGTATCATCATATAGTTTAACTTTTCTGTTGCCCTCTAATTGATTAAACTGAGCATCCATTTGTGCATTCATAGCTTTAGCTCTATTATCAATTGCAACGTTTTTAGTATTAGTAGCACCAATTGCTCTTGCATTTGCTTTCATAACTTGACCAGCTAAATTAGAATTAGCAACAGCCTGCGGTCCTCCCGCTGCTCCCAATGCTTGAGCTATTGCACCAGCATCAGCATTGTTTGCATTAACAGCACCTCTCCAATCATCAAAACTAGGAGAAAAAGAACTTCTTTCTATATCTGGTTGAAAAGGTAAATACAAATTATCATCTATTAAACCAAGAGCAGTTAAATTATTTTGATCTTGTTTCCACCATTCTGCTCTAGGTGGTGTATATTCTTGTGGTATTACTTGTGGTATAACTTCATTAACTTTTTTACCAGTATTATTTTTTTCTTCAGTTACAATACCTTCTTCAGTAAATGTAAAAGGTCTTCTTGAAGAAGTTTCTACACCCATAAAACCATCTCTTTTAGGAGCGTAATCTTTTTGCAATTGTTTTATTGCTTTAGCTTCATCTTCATCAGTAAATGTTTTTCCTACACGTTCACGCTCTATTTTCATAGCAGCTACTTGTTGAGGTATATGTGTGTCATTAAACCATGTTTGAAATTTTAAAACTTCTGGATTTTTGCTTTTACCGTACTTAGGTAATGATTCTATTAAAACTTCAATATTAGGATATATGTCACCATATGCTTCTATAAAACCTTCTATATTAGAAGCAGCATCAGCAAATAAACCACTTTCATTATAAGGTTGTGTATCATCATAAGTTGTTGAACCTATTCCTACATCATTAAAACTTATACCCCAATCATTAGTATAGCGGTCTTGCATGCTTTGATCATATGCAATATTAGGTTTTTTTTCTGTACCAACTTGAGCTTTTTGAAGTACTTCTGTTCCATATCTTGCCATTGGTTGTTCTTGCATCATCATACCTTGCTGCATACCTTGCTGCATACCTTGTTGCATAGGTTGCTGCATACCTTGTTGCATACCTTGTTGCATACCTTGTTGCATACCTTGTTGCATAGGTTGTTCTTCTTGTGCAGCTTGCTGATCTACTTGTGCCATCATTTGTTGAAGCATCATCATTTGTTGTTGTTGCTCAGGTGGCAATGATGCCATCATTCTCATTTCTGCTTCTTCTCTAGTTATTGCTTCCATTTTTGATGTAAATTCTATAGGATCAATTCCTTGTTGTACTAAATATGGATGAGCCGCTAAAGGGACTCCATCTTCAAATTTCTTTTTAGATTCTTGAACAAATGCCACTTTAGATAAATTCATCATATTTTTTTTAAGCATAAGCTCAGATGTAACAGCTTGTATTTTATCTGCATATGGTGATTCTAAATGTCCATAGTAATCATTAAGTTGATATTTTTTAGATAGTTTTGCAGGTGTCATTTTCTTTTTTGTGTTAATGCCAAATTCTGCTAACTCATCTTTTGTAAATTTCATTTTTGCTGTATCAGAATATATAAATGATTGTTCTGGCAAAAACATTGGAACACCTCCTGAACTATGTCTTGGACCTGTTATATTATACAAACCAAATTGACCATCATTTGTTAAATCTGTTAATACAGTTTCTCCACCTTCTGCTTCTATATTAGCCCTATCTCTAGGAACACTAGATAAACTATAACGTACTGACTTATCATCAGTATTATTAAAGTTAGTATTACTATAATACTCTTGTGGAGTTGTTACTAACCCATAATCAGCTTGATCACCGGTGTAAAGCATCCCACCGTCTTTCATTACACGGTCTTCAACAATTTTACCTTTTTCTAATTTATAACCTTTAGGTAATTTATTTATTTTAATTTTTGCCATAATTATAGTATTTCAATATCAGCTCCTGCTGCAATTAATTTTGCTAATAATGTTGAATCAACGTTCACTACTTCACCGCCTTCTTTTGCTGTACCTGCACCAGCAACAGTTCTTTGTCCTTCACTACCAAAAGTTCCATTAAACCATCTACCTCTTTTATCCATTGAGTCTTCTAATGTAGCATATTGATAATCAGCTCCTTTTTTAAGTTCAGCATCAATTTTTGCATCATTAACAGCTATATCTTTAAATGCATTGTTAATTACCTTAGAACCTTGGAAAGCAAATTCTGATCCATCAGTAATGCCTTTCATTTCTGGGCTATCAAGTATTCTATTTAAACCACCTTCAAATTTATTTGTTCTTGTTACTGATGGGTTTTGAAATGATGGATTTGTTTTAGTAGTGTTGTTATTAAAAGCAAGTCCAGTATTATTAAGAAAATTATTATTAGATCCAAAATTACCAAATCCAATATTAGAACCAGATTCTTCATCGCCAAATGTTTGTGGTATATTACCAAAAGAACCATTATTATTATTAAGCTTATCAAAAGAAGTTAAAGAATTAAATTTAGATCCTTCAACACCAAGTGTTTGTTGACCGGAACCATTATTATAATTTGCTATATAATTATTTAAGTTACTAATCATGTTATTTGGAAAATTAAATGTACCTGCCTGTGCTTTTGGTAATGTTTCACCACCATCACGGTTCATATATTTTAATAAATCTCCGTAATCTATTTTAGAAGATTGTTCAAATGAATTATTAAGTTGACTTGATAAATAATCATTCAATTCATTTCTAACACCTTTTTCAGTTTCTTCAGCATTATTATAAAGGTACTTAAAACCTTTCTGAGAGTTATTTAACCGATATGGTGCATTTGTTTGTCTAAACGCATTATTTAAATAATCCATTGTAAAATTTAAATCTGTAATGTCACCTTCATCAACATATTTACCTATAGTTGCAAATGGTCTATCTATACTTGAGTTTATTGCATCATCAATTTCAAACCTACTTATATTTGTAAAAGGATTATTACTGTTTAGTATCCTATCTGGTACATCCATTGTTTCACGATAAAAATCTCTTTTTCTTACTAATTCATCAAAAGTTTCTCTTAAACCAGGAGTTATTTCTTCACCGTTTTCTATTGCTTTTCTTATAATATCTAATTCTTTTTCAGCTTGTAATGCAATAGCACCTTTCTCATTAAAAACTTTATTAAATTCTGCATCAGATATATCTTCAAGGTACTGAAGTTTACCTGTATCATCTACTGGTGGAAAAGGTGTAAAGTTAGTAGCTGCAGAATTATCTGGAATCATTGCTTGATTGACAGGTGTATTATCAATTTGTTTTACAGTTTGATTAATTATTTTATTTGGTTTAAGTTTTTGTATAATATTTTTAACTATAGGTGCAGATTTTGCTATACCTTTTTTAGCAAGAGATTTAATAATTCCTGCACCAATGTATGTTGTTGGATCAGAAACCATATCTAATGCTAAGGCTCCCCAAAAATTTTCTACAAGCGGATTACCTTCATCATCTTGTAAACCAGACAATGTTTTAAGAGGTGAACCATTCATGTTTGTAAAAGAATAATCACCTTTAAGACCAGGCATAGCATCAGTAAAATTAAATTCCCCGTCTCCACGCCCAGTAAAATATTCACCGGCTTCAGCAACTAACGCGCTTGGTATACTTAATACATCAAGAGCATTTGATACTGGTGCTAATGTGTTATCATACCATGCATCAGTCCATTTATAATCATCATCAGTAGCAAGTTTATATGCTGAAGATAACATACTGCCTCCTCCTTGTTTTTCAGTTAAAGTACTACCTCCTACTTTATAGTAACCAGAATCTAAATCACCACGCGAAGTTTGCCTAAACATACTTTGTTGTGGTAAAGGTGTTATAGAATTAGAAAGTGTATTAGTTTTTACCGGTGTGTTAGTTTTTACAGGTGTATTAGCTGGTACTGATTGACCGTATTTATTAAAGCCCATCATGGTATTATACTGATTAGGATTGCTTGCTCCTGGATCTACATAACTTACAGAACCTGTAGTTGGATCAATACTAAGTGTAGTACCTGCAGGCATTCCATTTTTTGAAGCATTACCATAGTCTAATATTTGTTGTCTTGTATCTTGATCTACATTATTAAAATAATTAAGGTTCTTACCAGAGTAAGCATTTAAATTTCCATAAACATCTTTATCTAAACTTCTACTAGACATTATAGAATCATACTCACCTGTTTTTGTATTATAATTAACTCTAGAATTTTCATTTACATCATTTGTAAATGTTTGTAAATCTCTTAAAGTACCATCATTATTTGATGCATTATATAAATCTAAATTATCAAAACCATAAGAGTTAGGATCATTTTTATCTATACTAAGTTCATAATTATAATAATCACCTTTTCTTAACTGATTGCGTTTTCTTTTTCCTTTTAAATCTCTAAAAGCACCATCTTTTAAACCATCTTCATTTTTATCACCTGAACCAAACATTTTATTATAACCCGTTCCTAATACTTGAAGTGCATCAGGTACGCTAAAATTATTTCCTGATTCAAATGCTAAAGGGTTAACATAGTTAGGAGCTGTTGTCCATGTATCATTTGATTGAACAACACCATCAATAGATCTGTTTCCTTTGTCATCTATTTCTAAACCTGTTTCTGCTTTAGGTGCATCATGATTATAACCTGCTTCTTTAAGTCTAAGATGAGTAGCCATATCTTTAGCTCTAATCTTTCTTTCACCTTTGTACATAAAGTGTGGTTTAAATTCACCACCTTCTTTCATACTTCCTGACTGAGCTTTGGCCATCTCTCTTTTAATAACCATATCTCTATTTGCCAAGTAAGCTGTTTCTCCACCTTCTTCTTTCTTCCATCCTGCAGCATTTTTTGCAAAATTAGCCATTTGAACTATAGATGGTGGGTAAGCCTTTGTATTAGACATAACTTTATTATATGCTTCTGAAACACTCATACCACGTGCTTTAGCCCACTTAGTAAACTTACCTTTATTTTTTGGTTTAATTTCTATACCTGATTTTGCTTGTAGTTGTTGTGACATTGCATCTTGTCCTTCAACCATTTGCTGTTGTTCTTGCATTTCAGCCTCTTTCATTATTGCTTCATTTCTAGCAATTTCTTGAGGGTCTTGAGTTTGTTCTTCTCTAGATGCAGGTTTAGGGGGTTGCATTTTTTGTTGAACTTGTTCAAATAAAGCAAGAACGTCATCTTCTTCATAACCAACAGTCATAAAAGCTTCTGCAATTAATTGTTGATCAACTTCTTCTTGAACCAAATTCATAACTACTTCAATAGGATCTCCCCCATCATTTATAGATGTAGATATAAACTCTGTAATTTGTTTTACAGCAGGATTCATTTCTTGAGGTGCAGCTTGTCCACCCATTTGCTTTACACTTTTTTTGTTTACTTTCACAACAATTAATTTATATTATTAATATACGAATAATTCAATAGATTTACTAATATTTAATGTTTAACCTCATTCCATAAGATAAGTTAATATATAATTAGCAGGGGTCATTTGATTAGTTTTTGCCTCTCTATAATGAAGTCTATTAAGCCTATCATAATTTTTTTGTGCTTTAGATTCTTTTTTATCTCCTGTATAAATACCATTTACATAATCTTTATACATTGTGTATTTTTCTATTCCACCACCTTTTTTTAATTTTTTTGTTTGATAGTCTACACCAAGCGTAGGAGTAATAATTTTTGCAGTTCTGTTTGAAGTTTGAAGAATAGGATCTATATTACCCGTGGTTGGATCTGTTACTCTTGACCACATAGCTTCATCTATTGTACTTCCATTTGGGTTTACACCCCACCAAGCTCCTGAAGGTCTGTAATTAACATTTTTATTAACCATGTTGGTATATGGTCCTACCTCATCTTCAAAATCACAACTTCCTAAATAACAATTTTCTGCTTTAGATTCTTGAAATATATCTGCTATTTCAGTATTTGGTATACCCCCTAACATACCACCGCTATGCCCAAATATAAACATTGCATCATTTTTATTTAAGTCAGCAACTTTTTCTCTCATTGTATCAGGGTTATCATATGTAGGAACTATTTCTACATTAGTGTCTGGATGCAATCTTTCATAAACTCTTTGTAAGTTTTGAGCCTCTTTATAAAAAGTTGAATCCGTACTTGTAATTGCAGAATTAAATTCACTATTATAAAAATCATTAAATGCGTTGTCACCTGTTTTATAAAGCGGTAAAAGTTGTGAGT